GCTGGCAGCATTGCAGTTGTTCGGGGGCGTAAACTTTTACCCCGGTAAACTTCTAAAGTTGACAACATGAAAAAACAAAGAGCATACCCCAGTAGGGTGGGGGGGCATTATATAGCCAGGGGCCAATTTTTGGCAATTCGTTAAAATTAAGGGGCTGGCCCTGGTGGGGTGGGGGGTAGCCCTGGGGTTTGGGCTGGTCTTATCCTGGGGGCTGGTCTTATCCTGGGGGCTGGTTATCTGTTCGAAAACCTGGAAAGCCTTATTTTTAAGGGGTTTTAATGGTTTTTAGAGTCTGGGCAGCTGTTGTAGAATATGCTTGTTTCCTGGTAAGTAAGCAGCAGAAAACAAAAAAACAAAAAAATAAAAAACCAAAACAAATATATATATAACGATTTAATTTGAGTTGATAGAGGTCGAAATTCCAAAATTATTTTGAGTTGATAGACGCACCAATTCCAAAATTAATTTGAGTTGATATAGGTCCAAATTCCAAATTTGAGTTGATAGGTATTGAAATTCCAAATTGAGTTGATAAGAATCAGGATTCCAAATTGAGTTGATAGAGGTTCGGATTCCAAAAAAAAAGCCCCTGCAATCCCGAAGGACTACAGAGGCATTACTTTTAGCGATGTGTTGAAAGTAGGTAGGTAATTCGAATTGTGCAAGCGTTATTCTTTTTTGGCTTCTACAATATCCCCTAAATCGCAATCCAGAACGGTCAATAACTTCTCCAGAGTTTCTTTTGTAAAATTCGTGTTGTTGGCCACTAATTGCGATAGTGCTGTAGGATGTAATTCAAGTTCCCCACTCAATTCTTTTAGGCTTTTATAGCCTTTTGTTTCAGCGATCTCTAATATTCGATATTTACGCAAACTGATTTTCATTATGTCCTCTTTTGTTTTTAAACGTATACTTCATAGCAATAAAAATACATTAGTTTATATTTACGTCAACCAAAAAAAACATGGCGAGAATTAGTGCATGATTGCACCGTTTATCAAACCATTCTCTAAACTATTGTTTTTTTGTTATATAGCCAAAAATAAATTTTAATTTTATATACAAAAAGCAAACAATAGAAACGTATAAGACATCAAAATCGCCAAATGGCAACTGAATATAGTGCATACGTGCATTTTTTTGTTGATTTTATAAATTGCTTTTGATTATTTTGTTTAGTAAAATATTTGCCCACAGGAGAAAATTATGAACCGCAAAGTTGGTAGCGAACATAAAACGGATCTGACTATCCAGCAACGTGTCGCTCAAAATATCAAAGATTTGATGCACCGAATGAAGGTCACACCTACAGCACTGGCCAATGAGGTGGGCATAGCCAAGACTACCATAACGCGATGCCTATCCGGTGAAACTGCACCCAGTTTAGAGACCCTAAACGAGATAGCTAATGCTCTCCACACCAGCCCTGACAAACTACTGTTACGTAGTGCGCGAGATGTATCACTTACAGGGATCAGGAGCATAGACGATGCGGTGATCGACATGAAAAACGCACTATGGTCTGACATTGAAACTGCCCAGCGTTTAATTGGGCATCGGATACACCCTGACTACAGACTCTGGTATTGCGATGCACCCACCGTTGAGGAGGCTAAAGGCCCAACCTTTACTGAAGAAATATCGCTAAATTTATCTCACCCACACGATGTCAAAATAGTGATCTACAGTGCAGCGATTTTGAGTGACTACATGATAATGATGCACACCTGCAGCTTGTCTAATTATACCATGCGATCCACCGATCTCCCCCGTAAGGTCCAACACGATAAAATCGCACGCACCGAATTGATAGACACTTGGGAACTCACGCACTCCATCGACGAGATCAAAAGTAATAAAGAATTGAAATGGCAGATCACAGCACGAAAACTTAAAATATTAAGGGAGTCGCAAGAAGTATAACAAATAAAAAAAGGACCATCTGAGCTGTAACTCAAACGGTCCCAAAAACCACAAACCCCAAACCGCTAAGAATAGGAATTGCGTATGCCAAAAGATAGTAAACCCCCCAAAGACAAGTCAATAGAAAAAATTATGCTGGGCGTAATCCTGATGGCCGTGCTGTATTTCGGTGTGCGGATACTCCCTGTATTGTTAGGGGGTAAATCCAATGGATGACCTGTTAAATCAGCTCAGTAAACCGTTCTCTGCCAAACAGATACATTGGCGCGTAGGTAGCACAACCAAAGACAACAAAAGAGGCATGGCACTCGCCTATTTGGATGCCAGAGATGTGATGGATAGGCTGGATGCAGTGTGTGGAAACAACTGGTCCGATAGCTATCAGGAGGTCGCTGGGCGTGTCGTATGCTCTATCACAATAAACGGAGTGACCCGTTCAGATGGTGCAGGTGACACACAAGTTGAGGCAGAAAAAGGTGGTCTTAGTGATGCCTTTAAGAGGGCAGCGGTCAAATTCGGCATCGGACGTTATCTCTATCGGCTTGATTCTGAATGGGTAGCACTGGATTCGAAACGTAAGATAGTGAAACCCCCTACCCTACCTGATTGGGCATTACCTAATGATGCTCCACTCACACCAACAGATGTACAAAACATATTAGATGGTGATCCAAAAGACATACCCTTCGATCAACTAAACAAAGACGACAAGAAAATAAAAGAAACTGAACTATCGTCTACGCAAGCGGATCTCATCGAAGGAATTATGGAACTGGAAAACGCCCTGGTATCCAGTGATCGTTTAACGGCTGAAACACGAACGCGAGTTCGTACGAAATACGCCAACACAATCAAACTTGAGGCTGCTACAGAAAAAGACTTAAAAGCCTATTACGCTCAACTCACTGATTTCCAGAGGAGCAACTAACCGTGTATATCGCAAAAGGTGAATGGAAAGCATCGATACCAAACGAGGTCCAGCTATTAATGCAGGACGATAAACCCGATTGGGATTGGCAGGTACGAGAAGTAAACGGCATCGAATGGTTCGTGGCGAGAATTGGAACAAAAGCTATCGCAGGAATGATCGCAGCTACGGTAGACGCACCTCCGGTATTAGCACCGCAAAACGAGACTACAGAAACGGAGGACGCAGATGATACCTACGATTGATTCTGATTTTAGCTCTGATTGGAACGAAGAAAAAGAATTGTCCATGCAGGACATTGTTGAATTGATCGAAGAATCGGACAGTCACCTTATCCTAACAAAACACTCTGACCAGGTGAAAATTGGAGGATATAGCAGCCACTTCGATGCACTATTAATGATTCTGAATTTTTTGCTTAAAAACAAAAGTATAGCCAGAGCACTGTTTGGTTATTTCATCGAACACAAAGAGGAGCTAAAAAATGATAGCTGTGAATAGCGTCACCTTATTAGGTGAAATCAAAGGCGATGTGAGGCACAACACTACAGCAAATTCGCAGGTTGCTAATGCGTCCTTACTTACTGAAGAGCAGACCTACAACGGTAAAACGATCCGCACCTATCACAACATTACCGTTTGGGGCAAAAGTGCTGAACTGGTGCGTGACATGAATGAAGGTGAGAAATTGTATGTGCAGGGATCGATAGGCACGGAGTCGTGGGAACAAGATGGAGAAAAGAAATACAAAACGGTGATCAAAGCCAATCGTGTAAGTCTTGTAACTGAAGATGGGATAAGCAATGACCCCTTCTAAACCTCTGTCAGCAAAAGGTAGACGCAACAAGGGAAACCGTGTTGAACGTGAGATCGTAAAGATGCACCAAGACATGGGAGTAAATGCGGAGCGTGTGCCATTGTCAGGCGCAGCTGGTGGAAGTTACACCGGTGATGTCATTGTGGATAACCAGTATCGGGTTGAAGTGAAAGCAAGAAAAGAAGGAAAAGGTTTTACGCTACTCACCCGTTGGCTGGGCGATAATGATATGTTGATTGTCAAAGAGGATCGACAGGAACCAATGGTTGTGCTCCCCTGGTCCACGTATAAAAAATTTATGGGAACGCTTTGATCGAAAAAAATATAATAGAGGATTACGAGCTGGAGCAGTGCGTGCTGTCTGCTGCCCTAAATAAACCAGAGGTGATACCGGAGCTAATCGATTGGGGTGTGTCCGAAAATACTTTTTGTTCGAGGCGCAACAAAATGATTTGGATATCGATAGTAGATATACAGACCACTGATACGTCTGGTATTGAATCGATAGATCCGTTGATGCTGCAGCGAGTGGTTAATACGCGATTACCGGAGTTTGACATAATGGACTCGACCACTCTGTTCACGTTGGTTGGGACTACGGCTAATGTCAAACATCACGCCCAACAAATTCTCGACTTGGAAACCAGACGTAAGTTGCAATCATTGGGCAGACAGTTGGCAGAGCGTGCAGAAGATTTACAAGCGGACGCGGAAAGCGCAATAGCCGATGTAGAGGCTGGACTACTGGACCACTACAAATCTGATACGGGTTTACTCTCTCTGGACACGGCTGTTGACGATGCCGAAAAGTGGGCAAAGAAAAATAAAAACTCGGAGATGATTGGTTTGAGTAGTGGGTTTCGGCAGTTCGATCAACTCACCTACGGTATGCAGCCAGGGCAGCTGTTTATTTTGGCAGCCAGACCAAGCAAGGGTAAAAGCGCACTCGCCTGGCAGATAGCTCACCACGTAGCAGAGCGTGAAGTGGTAGCCTACTTCTCGTTGGAAATGGATGCACGTTCATTGGTCCTTCGCTGCTTATGTCAAGAAACAGGGATCAGCATATCGGATTTACAACGAAACAACATCACGAAAGAACAATCCGAAACCTATAGCCTTACTGTTGCTGATTTAAAGAAAAGAAAAATTCATGTAGATCAGCGTGGTAGCGTAAGTCTCAATGCGTTACGTGCCAGATGCAAACGGCTCCAACGGCAACATGGATTAGGGTTGGTTGTTGTCGATTATCTGCAGCTTATGCAAGCAAGAAATAATACCAATAGCAGAGAGCAGGAAGTGAGTCAAATATCGCGTGGCTTAAAGGCTTTAGCGATGGACCTACAAATACCCGTGTTGGCGTGCGCTCAACTTAATCGATCTATCGAAGGACGAGTAGGTGAAACGTCACGCCCTACCCTATCCGATCTACGCGACTCAGGACAGATTGAACAAGATGCAGATGTAGTAGGCATGTTGTGGTGGGGCTGGGAGCATGTGCCAGAGATAGACAATGGTCATGCAGAATTATTAATCAGAAAAAATCGAAACGGTGCATTAGGAACCACTTATTTATCATGGCATCCAGAATGGGTACGATTTTATGAGCGACAAAAACCCGTGGGCTAACATGGCCCTCGCGCCATTAACCCACGAAGAACAAAAAGAGTGCGTACTTCTATGGCAGAAAAATCAGGACTACGCAGCGCGTGACAAACTTGTGCGATCTATGGTGCGGTTGTGTATGCAGCTTGTCAAAAGTCATCCAAAACTCAACTTCGATGATGCGATGCAGAATACATTATTACGCCTGACCGAATCGATAGACAAGTTTGATTTATCGTCACCCTATACTGTAGGTGCGTATGTGCGCCATTGGATCATTAGAGGTATACACGATACCTATGTTCAGTGCGCCAGTGGTGGAACAGCGTCCAACCACGACATCACCAAACAAAATAAACGCAGAAAACGTGAAAATGAATTAGTTGCAGGTGGTATGTCTCAGATGCGAGCTGCACAAATCGCGTACGAGGAACTACCCAAAACACAAAAACATACCGCGCAACACCCGGTCAGTTTGGATAAAGCTATTCTTGCTACTCAGCCAGAAGAATATGAAGAAAAGGAGATCTACATACATCACGTAAAAAAATCTAACGACAGAAGGATCATACAATTCAATAAAGGTCTTATTGGGAATCGTCGTTGGACCTTCGAGCAGCTTGGTCGCGTGATGGGTAAAAGTAGACAAGCAGTGAACCAGGAATATCAGCGAGGAATTAAAAATATACGTGGCGCGTTGCTGAAGGCTCATGTCCACAGGGAGAGACATGGGTAGCACGTTCTGCAGGGGTAGCTCCATTGGGGATGGGGCTGCCCCACCAAATAACGGAGGAAAAAATGCACCATAAAATAAATATGTCGAGCGCAGAAATAAACTCAGCAGTAATGCACGGCCTGGACAACATGGACCGTGGTATTGGATCAAGAGATTCCGCGTTCCGTGGCGAAGATCGAAAAAAATATATGCTGATGGATCAGTGTGTGGGTCAGGTAGCTACCGCTGCCTATTGTAAATATCTCTATGGTTCCATCGACCAATACATGGTTACGCGATTCCACCGAAACCAAAATCCTGATGCCCCTGATGGTGGATATGATCTGGGATGTTTAAACGTAGATGTTAAAGGTTCCTATATGCGTACTACAGGTGTAGTGTCCTGCTACAATTTGTATACACCCCATACACCAACACCGGGGTGGATCTATGTATTGGTCCTAATTGATGGTGACAAAAATCCACTGATGTGGACCAGCAAACCCCCTACGATTTACCTCCCTGGTTACGCTAAGAGCAGTGACTTTCCAAACGAAAAAGAAAAGAAAGGTCTTTTCCAAGATAATTACGTTGTCCCCGTTCCCTCCCTCAAGCCATTACCACCCCTGGAATATAAATATTATGCGAGATGCGATTGATCGATACGCTAAAGATGATGAGAGAGATATAGTCCTATTTGAACCAAAAGAATTGGATGAGGCACTTATTGGGATAGCCGTGCGAATTGGATTAAGTGTGGCTGCATACGACTACAACAAATTAGTCGACGTTCACCACAAAAAATTAGGCATGACATTAGAAGAGGCAGAAGAGTGGGTCCAAGTAAATAC